AGAATAATAATATTCATAGCTCCTGACCCATCTAAAAGTATCTTTTGTCTATCACTTAATGAAGACCCAAACATAGCAACACTATTATGTATTCCTTCTTCTTCTAATCTCCATACGTTGCCAGGGCTTTCTACAAGAATAACCTGAGAACTATCTAAGATAGAATCTTTAGCAAACCAAAAATTATACAAGTGGTTTTGACTTTTAAAGTCTTTATTGTGTTTCCACTTACAATACTTCCATAGTTCTTCTGATCTTGGACAATCTTCTGAGTGGTCATGGTAATGTTTACACTTGCTACATTTCTCATAGACACTTCTTCCAGAACATCCTACTACATATTTGTAGGTTATATCATATATAGGAACAACAGCCCTGCCATACATTTCTTTATTTTTGTTTGAGCAGGTTCCAACGTCATACTTATCTAAGATTTCAGATCCAAAAGATCTATTAAGAAAATATTTACTGGGTATAGAGAGTGATTTTCTAACAATTTTTCTAGTGATATCTTTATTATGTGTCTCATTATTGTTTTTAGTAATATTATTTACAATATTTAAGAATTTCTTTTTCTCTATTTCATCATTAGATATTTTTATATCATCAAGATTCTCATTTAAAAACTCTTCAACAAAAGACATTGTATCATTAAAAGATATTGAAGAATCTCCATTTTTATTCCAATTATTTTTTTTATTAGATAACACGCCTCTTATAAAGCCAATGATAGAAGATTTAAATGTTTTCTCGCATCCATGAGTTCTGCATTTCCAATTTCCTCTATAGGCATCCCCAGTAGGATATAGATTAAATGCAGACATATTATCTCCATCATGTATGGGACATGGCCCCACAAACATTTTACCATTTTGTTTTAATTCAGATATTCCTAAAGTTAATAGTAGTGATTCAAAATTATCACATAGTTTATCACATATAACTTTTAGTTCATGCTGATTATATGAACGGGATATTTTGGTCATCATTGTCATTTGTTATATTAAATCCATTTGTTTTACTATTTTTGGTTATATTATTAGAAATTTCTAATTTAGTTCTTCCTTCTACTATTTTAGCACACCACCCCTTCATATGACAATTAATATAATCATTATCGTCTAATCCTCCTCCGTGCCTACTGATTAAAGGAACTAATTTTCTATTTCCTTCATTTGGTCCATCTTCTGCTATTTCTTCTTCGCTCTTCTTTTTGAAAATACTAAAATTACTACACAACCAAATGATTCTATCAGAACCGCTTGCTGTATCTGTACTTTCCTTATTTATACCATCTCTATTTAATTGAATAAAAGCAACCACAGGAACTTTGTATCTAGTAGCAAAATTATGCAAACTGGTCATCATAAATCCAAGAACTTGATATTCTTTAAGATCCTGGCTAATGCCAGCACTATCCATTAGTTTTAAATAGTCATAAAATATTACGCAAGGCTTTGCTGATCCGTCATCATTTAGTCCTACTTCTTTTACTATCCATCTTCTCATGATAGATAATTGTTCTTCAAATGGTTTACCAGCTATACTCTTATAATATAATTTGGTGTTTTTTAATTCCTGTACGGCTTTTATTACTTTGTTATTTTTATCTTGTGACTGAGCAAATTTCCCAGTTTCAATATGATTAATTTCTGTTTCAGTCATCATAGCCAAGATTCTGTTAATATGATCTTCTTTTGTCATTTCTGTATCCATATTTAATACAGGAATATCTTGTTTAGCTATATTAAGTCCCATATTGTCAGATAATAATGTCTTACCTGTTTTGGGTCTTGCTGCTATTACATTAACTGTGCTTCTTCTTAATCCCCCGCCAATCGCTTGGTCATATACTGGAAAGCCCGTTGGAATACCAACTTGGTCTATTGGATTATTGATTAACTCATTGATATAATTATCAATATCTGATCCTATAATAACAGGATTTGACTCACTATCATTAATTAGTGAAGTAAAATCAAAAACAGTATCTTCCGCAATTGATATGATTGAAGTTATTGGTTCGCTACCATTGATATCTAAAAGTTTAGATTTGGCATTTTCTAGTTGATCATGTAATAATCTTGCTATTTGTAGTTTTCTTATTTTTGCTGCAAATTTTGGAATATTCTCTTTATTTACAGGAAAATCCATTATTGCTCTAAGATGCTGTGTTTCGTCTTTTTTAGACAGAATTTGTGAGACACCTAATTCTTGAGCAATAGAATATATTGATGCTATGTCTATGGTTTTAGTTTGTTTTTCACATAGTTCTTTTAAGCACTTAAATATTATAGCATTACTATCAATAGTAAATGATGTTTCTTGAAGTATGTCTGCTATATCTAGATATACCTCTTCTCCGTATCTGTAAATTCCAGATAGTACGGCTCTTTCGGCAGATGGATCGGCTAATATTGTAGGCATTTAAATTTCAACCACTGGATGATGAACACTTATTACATTTATATCTGTCAGATGAATCTGGTAAAATAGCTGGATTTATTGATTCGTTTTTACCACAAACCCTACAAGTAACTTTGATTGCTTCGTATTCTCTATTTCTTTTTGTCGGTGGATAACGAGATAATTTTTTATCTATTTCAACATCAGATTTATGCATATTCATTTCTGGCATTTCAAGAAATTTATTATAAGCTTCTTCCTGCTTACTGCTTCTTGTTTTTGTCTTAATATTATTATTAAGTTTTGGCTGTTTGTTCTTCTTTGTTTTTTCTGATTTTACGGTGGTCTCTTCTTTTGGTAAAAGACCCTGTAGTAAAGTTATAAGCTGCTTAATTTGTTCTGGATTAGATATGTCAGGTTCCATGTTTCACCTTAGTCCTTTGTACAGAGAGTATAATGTCGGATAGGTTCTTAACACTATTAGCTAAGTAACTAAGCCTATCCATGCGTTGATGAGCGTATTTTTTAATTTTATTCAAGTTAGTGGCTTTATCATTATGTTTTATGGCCTGCAATGATTTCTCTACGAAGCCATATCCTTTATAATTATTTATTTCATCTGCTATTGTTTCTTTAATACTCTCTTCAGCCCAGTTATGCCTAGCTATTTCTCTATTAAGTGTTCTTTGTAGGAAAAATGCGTATTGTGCAAGTCGATATGATATTTGAGCACAATCTTCTGGTGTCAATTTCTCTACCATATCCCTACTCATTGTAAAATAATTGTTTAGTTCGGTTTCTGTAAAACTATGAACTTCTGAATACTGTCCTAAACCTATTGATGATTCGTACTCATCTAGGATCTTATCCCAATGATCCACCTGTTCTTTAGTTGTTGACAATGCTATTTCTCCATTCTGTTTCATTATTATATGGTAGTGATATATATTTTATATTATTAATTTCACACCATTCTTGTTTTTCCCTATCTCTTTTTTGTGATTTTAAAAAGTTTAATATGTTTGAATGATAAAATGGCACAAACTTATAGTGTTGTTCTCCATGAACCTCAAAACAAGTTTTCTTTAATGGAAGATAAAAATCTAAATAAAGAGTTTCATTTCTTCTTAGTTGTATTGGTACTTCTTCTAGTATCTGTAAAGTAGGATAAATTTCAGTTATAAGATTTCTTACGGTTAGATGATATGATGATTTATTAACAACTTTACCTTTTGACATATTACCAGTTAATAACCAATTATGATTATTACCATCCAGATCTTTAATCAGCATTTTAATCCCATGGTTGTTTTAATATTTTTTACTAGATCAGTATATGCTGATTCATTTTCTAATAAATATTGTCTAACCTTTTCGCTTCCTTGAAATTTTGGCTTGTCTGGTAGTCCTGTTAGAGTATACCAAGCCCCGCCTTTGTGTATCAATCCCATATCAGATGATAGTGTAATGGCTTCCATGTATTTGTCAACCCCCTGACCATAACGAATATAACTCGTAATCTGTCCACCGGGAGGACCAAGTGCTGAACATATAACTTGCCATTCTATCTCTTGTCCTATTTGTGTACTATCGGCACTAAGTGTCCATGGCTTAAATGTTTTTGCTCTTAATTTAATATCTGTCTGATAAGCAATAGCCTGTCCACTCTTCTCCTTAAACTCTGCACCATAACCAGTAGGATTACCCATCAAATGGGTAATACCTATAACAATATTCTTATTAACAGGAATAACATTAGCAACCTTACGGCAGAATTTAGCTAATAACTTTGCTCCATCTGCTCGTTGCATCTTATCCATATCGCTAGTAATTTCAGCTTCGGTACATAATGCAGAATATGAGTCTATGATTAAAACACACCCTGGAACTTCATTAATAATTTTTTCTCCAATTTGAAGATATTCCTCAGCATGTAGAATTTTACCTTGTTGACTGCCTATTACATGGAATTTATCAAGATTTAATCCTGGAATTCCTTCTAGGTCTCTTTTCTTTAATCTACCTTCTATGTTAAGGTAGTACACCTCTCTGCCTTCTTTGAAACCCTGATAGGCGTATTCTGGTCTCTGTGCTG